CATTCCGCCAGCTCCAAAGATCGCTAGACCCAAACGCAAATACGTGCGTAAAGCTACAACACATTAAAATGTCTTGGAACGTATTCATTGGTCACTGTGTATGCAGTGATCGTTTTAGACAAATGATAGGTATGATTGCCACGCTTCCATTAGATGAAGTAGAAATAATATACCAACATCATTTAAGATTTAAACGCAATAGTAGATATGAAGAATTAGCTGAAGCATTTAGTGCTAGAGGATTATAATATGTTATATGCAATTAGGTACAACATACCTGAATTTATAATAGGAATAATGATAGGAATGTTATTATGGATGAAGTAAACAAAGAAGCAGTAAAAAGCAAGCGCGGTGGCGCAAGAGTTGGTGGTGGTCGTAAAAAAGGTAGCACACAGAAACTAAGTGCTCAGACTATTCTTGCGGCAATTGAAAATGTTGATAAGCCATTTGCAGAAGGATTTGCAGAAGATTATCACAATGCACGAATGGGTGATGACAAGCATCTGTTACAAAAGTATCAGAGTATGATATTGAACAAAGTTGTTGCAGACAAACAAGAGATTGATCACACTACTCTTGGTAAGAGTTTGCATAACAATTTTAGTTTCCCTACACAAGAATTACCTGACTGGAGTAATCTCCCAATAAAAATATCTAATGGCTAATAACATTGACATACCATTATACGGTGAGCAAAGTAGTATCTTTCGTGATTGGCTGACAACAGACAAGCACTGTATTGATATAGTTCCTGTTGGTAGTGGTAAGACATTCTTAGCAAGTATTGCATTGCCTATATTTGCAACTGACGAACGTTATCATAAAGGTAAAGATATCATTTACAGTGCGCCAACAGGTGCTATGATTAAGTCACTGATATGGGAACCATTAAAGCGTAGTTGCATAGAATACTTTGGATTAGTTGATGGTAAAGATATCAACAACAGTGAATTGACAATTAAGTTTCCTAATAACGTATTCATTCGTTGTAAAAGTGCAGAACAGCGTGAAAACTTACGTGGTCTAAACGTTGGTGTATGGGTAGCTGACGAAGCCGCATTGTACACGCAAGATACATTACAAGAAATAACAAATCGATTAAGACCTAAAGTGGGTCAGCCTGATACAGCTGGTCGATTGATTGTGATTAGCACACCTAATGGTACAGGTCCATTGCACGATATGTTTCAGCTTGCATTACAGATGCCAGACAAATATATTGTTAGACATTTCAATTATTTGCAAATGCGTAGTGGTAACAAGAACTTTATTGAAGAACAAAAACGTATCATCAGCCCATTAAAGTTTAACCAAGATTATATGTGTCAATGGGAAAGCGTTAGTGATGCTTTCTATTATACTTGGGACAAACACAAATACACACGTGAAGTCAAAGACTACGGTGGTGATCTATACACATTTCACGACTTTAACAAACGTGTTATGTGTGCCACAGTAGCGCAAGCTATTAACGTTGGTAAAGCTGATGGTCGCATAGAGATATTAAAAAGTTATGCAATACCTGATTGTAGCACAGAAGGATTAGCAGAAGCAATACGCTTAGACTTTCCTAAACGTAGAATCAGTAGTATTATCGATATGAGTGGTACACAAGTTAATCGTGATACCACAAGTCCCTTTGGTGTAACAGATAGAATCATATTAGAGAAGTATGGTTTCACTATCGTTAACACACGCAAAGTTAACCCATTAGTTTCAGATACAGATAACACAGCTAACGCATTTATTAATCGCGGTGGCTTGGTTGTAAAGCCAGATGATAAGATGCTATTAGAAGCATTACAAACATATCATTTTGAAGATGGCACTAGGAAACGCTTAGTAAAATATACTGAGCAAAAGTATGCACACATCGACGGCTTAGGTGATGCCATAAGATATGGCATACATCACTTGTTCCCAATCACTCACGAAAGTACAGGTATTGCTGAATATATTGGTATGGATCAACGATTAGCTAATCATACTAGACCAGGTGTCAATCATATGCCTGATAGTCCGTTGTACCCAGGTGGCCCAACGTGGGAAGAAATTATGAATGGTGAACAACAAGAAGATTACCAAGTATGGAGTTAATATGGCAAAATTAGGAAGACCAGTAGGTCGCACAAATGGAGTAAGTCTATTAGATAGATTACTCAGTAAAGTAATAATCGATAGTAATGACTGTTGGATATGGCAAGGTGGCAAGAATAACATTGGTTATGGTATGCTACGAGATGATCAAAAAATGCGTACAACACATAGAATTAGCTATGAAGAACACAATGATACAACTATTCCAAGTCATTTAATCGTAATGCACAGTTGTGATAACAAACTCTGTTGCAATCCTGCTCACTTAAGTTTAGGTACACGCCAAGATAATATAAAAGATATGATTAACAAAGGTCGAGATAACTTCTTTGGTAATTATGGATCAACTGGATCAGCAATGCGTGGCAAAAAGATGCCAACAACCTTCTGTGTTCATTGTCAAAGAGATATGCCAAACACAGCTTATTCACGTAGTCACGGCGACAAATGTAAGAGTAAGCTACACAGCATAAATACAATAACGGCTAACTCATAGCCTAAAGGATTTTCCTATGCACAAATACAAATGCATCAACTGCAACAAATACTTTTTTAGTAAGATAATACTAGAAGCTGGCGAAGAACTTTGCCAAAAATGTGAAAGAATATAATAATGAAATACAATAGAGATTTGTTAAAACGCAATCCAATATATGATACAATCTATATGCAAATGTTATCGTATCAATATGCATATCTTGGCGGCATCAGTTTTAAACAAGCTGTACGCAAGAAAAGACCAAGCGAAGATAGTACATTATACCTAGATTTAATAGCTAATACAGTAGCACAACCTATCTGTCGTTACATTGTTGATACAATCAATGATGTATTATTTGAGCCTGGCATTAAACGTAATCTACAATTCTGCACACCACAAGGTAAACACATTGAACCAAATAATAACGAATGGATTGATTTGTTTCAATTAGATTGTGATTTAACCAATCGTAGTATGAATGGTTTTATGGAAGGTGTAGGAGATTTAACAAGTATCTTTGGTCATTGCTGGGTTGCAGTTGATATGCCCCAAGCAACAGATGGAAATCTTGGTAGACCTTACGTATGTGCCATTAGTCCATTAGATGTATGGGACTGGGAGTTTGACTACTATGGTGGTCGCCCAATGCTCAAATACGTTAAAGTAAAAGAGATGGAAGAAACAGATTGTTACTACATCAAATGCTATCATTTAGGTGATGCAACAACTCCTAGCTATTGGGAAAGCTATGAAGTACAAAAAGGTCCTGGTAAAGAAAATCAACCTGCAGAATTAAAAGGCAGTGGAACATTCCCAGCTGGTATGAGCTTGCCAATATTCATTGCATATGGTCGCAGAGATCCAAGAACAATAGAATGTGGCGTAAGCGATATTGACAGCGCAAGTGACGCACAAAAAGAATATTACAAATTAGAATGCGAAAAGTATACAGCATTACAGTTTGCTCACACAATTATTCGTGCAGATAAGGGCATTAGTGTTCCAGTGCACGCAGGTGCTATTGTTCGTGCTAATGAAGGACAGATTGAAGCTATTGCTGTCGACACTGGTGACGTAGATGCAATCATTCGTACACAAGATAATTTATTAGAACAGATTGAAGCATTGACTGGATTAGGTGGTTTACGCACAAGTAAGAACCAAGTAGCTAGTGGTGTTGCTATTATTGAAGAACGCAAACAACTTCATAGAACTGCAAAAGCAAAAGCCAGATTGATGGAAGTTACAGAAGAAATGATTTATACATTTGCCGCACGTTTTATGGATCAACGTTGGGCAGGTGAAGTTAACTATAACACAGACTATGAAGCACACGATACCAACTATCGTATGGCATTGATCAAATCTGCAAATGAAATGGTTGGCGATAATGAGATTGTTAAAGCACTAATCACAAAAGAGATTATTGCTATGCTAAGTCCAGCAGAAGATATACCAGAATATGAAAATGCTTATATCAGTACTATTCCAGATAGTGATCTAAAAACACTAATGCAAGAAAACAATGATCAAGTATTGAGCAGAGATTTAGAACCATCGATGATACCAGAGCACGAAATGTATGGTGAAGAAGAAGATGATGGTAAAGAAGAAGCAGAATACGATAATGAAAATGGAGAAAGCGACAACACCAGTATCTTAGGTGGTGCCGGTACTCCAGTAACAGATGTAGGATTAACCTACTATCCAAATCAAGTAGCACCAGCAATATTGTTAGGTGGTACTTCTGGTCGCTAATTTTTATATTATAATAAAAAGAATAAATACATTACAATCGCTAACTACGTAAAGTTAAAGGAAAAAATTAAATGGATCAAAATTCTATCGTTGGCAACGGTCAAGCCCCTGGTACTGCCCAGGACTCTATGAGTGAAGCAGGAGAGCAAAACGTTAATCCAGGTGCAATTCGTAAAAGCACAACTCAGTCATTGCTTAATGCTATGTCTAATGCTAGTGGAACACAGTTCCAATCAGTAGAAGATGCATTAGCTTTTATGGCACGAGTAGGAGCTCAGACAAACAACGGTGGCAACGCACAGCCAGTGGAAAAGCAACAGACACAGAACAGTTCTGGTCGTGTCACAACAAATGACTTGCACGAACGCTTCAATGAACTATCACAAAATCTTGCTCGTAAAGAACAAGCATTGCGTGAGAAGGAATTAGATAGCGATATTCAGCGAGCTATGCAAGACCGATTTGACAGTGATCTATTAGACTATGCATTGAATAAAGTTAAATCTAACATTCAATGGAATGATGATGGCAGTTATGCTATTGTTAATAGTAAAGGTCAAGAACGTTATGGATCTGATGGTATGCCACTTACAATCCAGGGATTAGTTCAAGAAGTAGCTCAGGGTAATCCTAAGTTATTAAAACAGAGCAATTCTAACTCTGGATCAGGTTTAAGACCTGGACAAGGTAGTTTTACTGGTGCATTAGAAGAATCTATACCAGACTATTCACGTGACCCTGCCGCATTCAATGCGTGGGCTAACAAGAATGGATTAGGTAAAGGCGTAGGCTTAAAAGGTCTAGGTGTATCAGCTACAGTATCAAGTTCAAGTCGTAAAGTGCTCTGATTGCCAACTTAATTTAAAGGAAATATTATGGCTTATGTTCTCGGCGGTCCAAACAATGAAGGCGATGGTTTTACCACTGCTATTTCAAATTTCGCATTACGTGCTATGCACGAATCAAACGGTTTAGTTAACTTCACTAATGTTGTTGCACCTACACAAGGTCAAACATTCTTGGTGCCAAATTTTGCCCCCATCACGTATCAAGACTACAATGCTAATGGCACTGGTGGTACATTTGGTACAGGTAACGCAGTTGTACAGAATCCTGCATTGGAGCAAGGTACAATTACAGCAACTCCAGCAGTTGCACAAACAGCATTCGATATCTTCTACGGTTGGACAACATCGTTCACCTTGGCAGCTACATTAGGTGCTGAACTTGGCGAGTCATTCGCTGAGAAGGTAGATCAACGTGTTACAGCGGCGTTCTTATCATTCAAAGCAACACCAAGCAACACATACTACGCAACTAGTGCTGACGGTTTTGATCGTGTCTTGCAATTAGGTGCTATGGAATTACTACCATCAGGTGGAACTGCTAGTTCTGCCGTAACAGGCTTCACAGCAACAACTGTTACACAAATGATTCGTAACATCAAGCAAAACTTTAAAGTTGCTCGTATGCCTGGCAACCCAATGATTGTTATTGACAGTAACGGTGATGACGGCGTAATCGGTTCTAGTTTGAATCGTTTGCTAAGTGAATTGACTGGTGGTGCAGTATCACAAACTGGTGGTTCTAATCTATCTGCTCTTGGTAACGAATTGTTATCTACAGGTCGTATTGAAAACATCTATGGTTGTATGGTAATGGCAACTACTTTCTTACAGAGTGCTTCACGCCCTATCGTAAGTGAGTCAGGTGGTACATATCCTGTACTAGTTGGTGCTTATTTTGGCGACAGTGCTTTGTTCACTGTTATGAAAGAAGGCTTGCAATTGAAGACTGGTGAGACTCCAGGTGGATTGCAAATTTGGTTGACTGGTGTCGGCTATTTTGGTTCTGGCGTCGGTGACCTACGTCGCGGCGGTGCTATTAACATCATTCAAGCCTAAATTGAAAAATGACTGGGTGTCTAAACACACTCAGTCAATGTCTAAGGAAATAATATAATATGTCAGTACCATATCAACGAATCTCAAACGCAACAGTAGAAGATATTGCATTCTACGATCCGGCAGCGGAACGTAG